GATGTTACCACTTCCCCCGGCCGTTGTGGAGCCCACGAAAGCATCGAGCGCTGTGGCGTCACCGTTGAACGTGTCGCCGTCGATGCTCTTGCCGCCGATGGTGGTCGAGCCGTACTGCCAGAAGGCGTGCGCCTTGGTCGGCTCGGTCGGCCCCCAGAGGGCGATCCAATTGAAATCCTGCCCGCAGTCGGGGTAGCCTGAGAGCGAGTGGTACAGGCCGATCCGCAGACCGGCCGCGTGCACGAGGTCGATGAAATGCTTGGCCTGCGCCGGGCCGACCGTGCCAGCGTTGGTGCCTTCGAGGTCGAGCACGAGCAGGTCGGCGCCCTCGGAGACCTTCAGGAAGGCGGCCACCTGCGTCTCGATGGAGACCGAGTTGGCCTCGTCGTACCAGAAGTGGTAGGCCCCGAAGACCTTGCCCGCGGCCCGGGTGTTCGCCTTGTGCGTGGCGTACATCGCGTCCTGCTTGCCAGCGTACGTGGCGCGGGCGATTAGGAAGCCGAGGCCAGTCAGGGACGGCGTGGTGGTCTGCCAGCCGGAGACATCAATGCCCTTCAGGTCGCTCACAGCGCCTCCCGCGGCAGCACCTTGCAGTCCTCGCAGGCGTCGTCGTGCTCGTCTTCGAGCGCGTGGAGCTGGTCGTATAGGGCGTGGGCCTGAGCGTCGTCCCCGGCCGCGGCGGCGATGCGGGCTCGCTCCAGCAGGGCGGCGAGGCGGTCAGCGAGGTCCGGCGTCAATGGATGTGCCCCGAGATTGTAATGAGGAAAGACGCCACGACGATGAGGGTCACGATGGCCTTCTGGCCTCCGCTGAACGTCGCGAAGACGCCGGACTCACGGGAGTTGTGGGTCTCCAGCGCCGTGACGCGGAGCGAGAGCGCCGTCTCTTCGACCTTCAGCGGGCCAACAAGCGCCGTCTGCGCCTCCACCGCACGGATGCGGGCCTCGTGGTCGCTGACTGAAGCGCCGAGCCGGGACCCGAGGTCGTTGATCGCCGCGACTACGCGGCCCTCGCTCTCACCGACTGCCTTGTATACGTCGCGCCACGACAGGGCGGCGCCGTTCGTAGGTGTGTCCTCAGACATACCGGAAGTCTAACCCCGGCGGCTCGCCGTGTCTACTTTGCGTTGCAAATCAGCGTGCCTCCGGCGCGAGCGGTAGAACTGGGCCGAGACCCACGGGTCCACGTATGCGTGCTGCTCGGGCAGGGCGAAGTGCGGTCGCGGCAGGACGGGTGGCCGCTTGCGCGGCTTGACGCGCGGGTGCGGGTCCTGCAACTGGATGCCGCCGATGGTGAGGTAGAGCCCGAGGATGTGGTTCTGCTTGGGGTCGAACGCCTCGGCCCAGTTGGCCGCCCCGTAGTGCGCGGCGTCCCAGCTCGACATTGCAATTGCCGCGAGGAAGTCCACGGCGGCTTGGTTGCCGCCCTTCTTCATGGCGTTGAGGGCGAGCTGGTACCCGTAGCTCGCGCTGCCGTGGATGAGCAGGTAGGCCGCCGCCTCGAAGCCCTTGGACAGGGAGGAGAACACGGCGAAGTGGCCGTTGTGCAGCGTCGTCCGCGTGCCCGATTGCAATGGGCTCGACCGGATGTTGAAGGGGTTGTTGCCGATCACCCGGGACAGGCTGCCCGACTCCTGCCGGAACCACGCGCCGACCGCGGCGATCAGGTACGTGTCGCGCGAGTTGATCGCGGTCGAGTAGTGCCCGTGCAGGTACCCGAGGAACGCCTCGATGGCCGTCGTCTCGGCGTACGAGAGCGTCAGGCTCACGTCTGGACGATCCGATAGGTGCAGACGAAGCCCGGCTGGACGCTTAGGTCGCCCGGCGTGCCCGTCTTCGCCCAGTCGAGCCGAAGCGTCGGGAAGGTGGCCGACGTGCCCAGCAGGGCGTTGATGGCCGTCGTCACCGTGTGCCACGTCGGAGCCGACAGGCCCGAGTTGATGGTCAGAGTTGCAATTGAGGTGGCCGCGTTGGTGGTGTCCACCTTGTTCAGGGTGCCGACCCAGTTGTGGCTCGCGCCGAGGGCCGTGCCGCCCGAGTTCACGATGTTGGTGGTGATCGCGTCGAGCAGCCAGATGTCCGTGCCGAAGCCGATGACGGTGTTGGCGCGCTGGGCGGCCGCCGAGGTGGCCGTCATGTTCAGGGCGTACGTGCCCGAGTTGACCCACGCGCCGCCGATGTAGACGAAGACCTCTTCGCTCAGCCAGCGCGTGCCGTCCCAGAAGAACCACATGCCACCGCGCACGTCGGTGCGGCGGAAGCGGTCGTTGGTGGCGGGCGATGCCGGGAAGGACGTGCCGGAGTTGCCTCGGGCGAGGGACCCGAGGAAGTCAACGGCGGTCAGGGCACCGCCCGCGCCGTCATCGAGGGTGATCGTCTTGGCGGCCGAGCGCGACAGGCGCGCGTCGAAGACCGAGTTCACGCCGAACAGGAGGCGGCTGATCTGGCCGGTGACGGCGTTGATGAGGTGGCGGGCGTCCGCGGCTGGCGGGCCGTCCTGCCGCACGTCGCCCGCGGCCGGGCTGTAGACCTCCGTGTCGCCGCCCAGCGTCAGCCCGTGCGTGCCGAGGGCCACCGTGTCGCGAGCGCCGCCGGTCGAGGCGCGGAGCCGGAAGATGCCGCCGAGGGACGAGTCAACCTGCGCGCCCGACTGATCGACCACGGCCCGCTGGCTCACGATGTTCTGCATCCACTCCGAGGCCACCGCGCCCAGCTCGAACTTGACGCCGTCCACCCAGAAGACCTCGCCCGCCGTGCCGAGGGTGTAGAGGATGAACGGCCGCAGGGTGAAGACGCCCGTGGGCACGACCAGCGAGACGATGACCCGGACCCAGCCGCTCGCGTCGGCGCCCGTCATGCTGGCGCTGTTGGTGACGAGCGCGCTCTGCGCGAGGATCGGCGTCAGGAGCCCGCCCTGCGCGAAGCACAGCGAGACGTTTCCGGTGAGCGTGCCGTTGGTCTTGACGTAGCACGAGAAGGTCCGGGTCTCGCCCGGGCTCACGTTGATGTCGGTGCTCGGGAAGATGGCGTTGTTGCCCGTGGCCCCGGCCGTGACCTTCAGGGATTGAGTCCCGAACTTGAAGACGTTTTTGTCCGTCTGGACGCTGATGACCGCCATCAGGAGGCCGTCCAGCCGTCAGGCAGCGAGGGCGTGCCGTAGTACGAGAGCGTCATGTCTGCAAGGCTACCAGTTGAACCGGCCGTGTCGGTCGAGAGGCGCACGAGCACCTGCGTCCACGCCTGCACGGTGACGGCCGCGATGTTGGTATTCCACGCCGTCTTGCCGGTGGCTGCCTCGCCGCCCGAGGACGTGGCGCTGCGGAAGAGGAGCTGGGCGTACTTCAGGATGGTGCCGGTGGCCATCTGCCAGTTGGTCGAGGTGGCGCCCGAGTTGTTCTCGAAGATGCCCTGCGCCCAGCGCACCTTGAAGGCGGTCTTGGCTGACTCCCCGGCCCACTCGGTGCCGTCGAACACGTCGATGGACCACCAATACTGCGTGCCGTTGACGAAGCCGCCACCCGTGAAGTTGATGGTGACGACGTTGCCATTGTTCGCCGCGAGGGCCACCTGCCCGGAGTCGTAGAGGAGGGTGCCCGCCACGCCCGCATTGTCATTGTAGACGCGGAGCTGGTACTTGGTCATCGCGTCGCTGTCGGTGTCGTTGTAGGTGAACTTGAACTGGCACTGCGCGTCGGTGCCGCCGCTCGTCCACGTCGCCAGTGCGGCGAGGTTGTGGATGAAGCCCAGCGCCGCTGAGCCCGGCGTTCGGGCGGACACGGTCGGCAAGGCGTTATACCGGAAGCGGCCAGCGCTCGACCACGCGCCCGTGGCGCCGTTGTTGTCGGTCGTCCGCGCTCGCCAGTAGTAGGTGGTGCCGCGCACGAGGGCCGTGCCCGCGTACGTCCGGTTGACGCTGAAGCCGGTCTGCCCGGTCGTCTGGGCCGAGATATTCCAATGCGTCACCGAGGCGAAGGTGATGTCGGTCGAGACCTGCAGATCGTAGGACTGCTGCGTGTCGCCCACGTCCGGGTCGCTGCCGGTGAATTGCAATGCCGGAGTGGCGGTCGTGATGATGGCGGTGTTGATAGGGCTCGACAGGGTCGGCGCGTTCGGCGCGCTGTTGGCCGCGTCGTAGTAGAGGTACGCGCTGATGTCCGGGGTGTCGCTCACCTCGCCCGACATCGCGGCAGGCCACGAGCCGGTCTGCGTGTCGTCGTAGTGCGTGCCCGTGGCGTACCGGCCGAACTGCGCAGCGCCAGCCGGATCGCGCGACCAGCCGACGTAGACCGTCGTGCCACCGTTGACCGTCACCGGGGTCACGAGCGTCTTCTCGTAGTTGTCGCTGTTGCCGGAGCCGAAGGCGTGGCCGGTTGCGCTGAACTGCGCCGACTGCCCGAGCACGCTGTTGCGGGTCGAGTTCCACAGGACCAGCTTGGTGTTGACCGCGGCGTCCTTGCCCGCCATCCACGCGCCCAGCTTGGAGATGACCCATGGGCCGCCCGCGGGCAGCGTCAGAGCCGTCGCCTGCTGGTTCAGGGCATTGACGCCCGACCACTCCTGCGAGGAGGTGGGCTTGGTGCTGGTGCCGAGTTTGGTGCTCATCTCAGTAGGTGCTCGTCGTCATGGTCAGCTCGGTGCCGCCAGTCGCGAGGTTGACCGTGCTCGTGGCGGTGGCCCAGTCGGCCGCCGCCGTCCAGACCTTGGTGAGGACGGTCGCGATGGGGTTCATCTCGAAGCCCGAGTTGACCAGCCCGTTGTTGTTGCGCGGGTCGCCATCGGTGCGCACGTAGGTACCGTCACTCTGCCGAGCATAGACGATGCCCGACGACTGGTCGAGGTAATACTTGGATGACGTGACGAGCGGGTCCGGCGGAACCCAGCCGAGCTGCCACTCCGCCTGCGGCGAGATGGGGCTCGACTGCAGCAGGTTGGCGTTCGGCGCAGACGAGTCCTCGCGCGGCAGGAAGGTGATGACGAGGCTCTGCTCCCCGATGTCGGTGGCCTCCCACGCGGCCGCGTAGGCCGCCCAAATGCCCGAGCCGAACTGCGTCGTGTCGATGGCCCCGTCCTTGATGGTGAGCGGGAAGGTGTCCGTGATGTCCCAGCCCTGCAGCGGCTTCAGGAACTCGGTGCGGATGCCAATTGCAATGTTCTTCCCCAGCTTCGCAGACTGGATGGCTGCCTGCAGGCCGCGCCGGTTCAGGTCGTTCTGGTCATTGACGCCGTCGAAGACGACCACGTTGGCGATGCGGCCGTAGGTGGAGGTGGAGGGCTGGAACGCCTGTCCGCTGATGGTGTTGTAGACCACCTTCAGGCCGTCCCGGTTCCGGCCGATGACGTGCTGGACGTTGCCCCAGCCATCTCCGAAGGCGATGATCCGGTAGCCCTGCACCAGCTCGCCGTAGTACATGGCGAGGTCGCTGCGGAGCGTGCCCGGGTTGTCGGTGATGGTGAGCTGGTACGTGCCGCCCGTCGTCTTGCTGACCTTCATGCGCGTGCGCTTGCCGGTGCCCTGCCGGTGGCTGTCGAGCAGGCCCGAGACGAACTGCAGGGTCGGTGCCATCGTGGAGTACACCGTCACCAGCTCGTCCATGGCATCAACGGTCCCGATTGAAATGTGGCCGACCCACGAGTCCGTCCGGCCCTTGGCGTAGTTGAGCTGGTCGAGCACGACGTTGCGGATCGTGACGTTGCTGTACTTCGAGCCGCCCGAGGCGTAGCTCTTGTCGGGGTTCAGCGGGTCATACCGCTCGTCCACGTTGGTGTCGTACAGGGCGAGGTAGTCGAGGCCCTTGAAGACCACATCGACCTCGGTGGCGTCGATGTCCCAGATGACGCCCGCGTACTTCTCCTGCCAGCCGTCACCGGAGTAGAACTCCAGCGCGTAGTGCACCTGCTTGGGCTCGATCACCGCGATCTGCGGGTCATCCTTCAGCAGGGTGAAGTGCAGCTCGCCGGGGCTGTTGTAGACCACGCTGGCCCCGACGTTCTTGGCCTCCTCCATGACCGCGACGATGTTGCCCGGGGCGCGGCCGACCGTAGGCGTGGTGCCGTTGGACTGGAACAGGTCGCGAATGATAATGCGCCACGGGGCGTGCGTGTTGACCTGCACGTTGGAGTAGTTCGCCGGGTCCGGGCTGAAGTCCGCGGTGAGGATGATCTGGGCGTAGACCCAGTTCGAGACGCCGCCCTTCTGGTCCCACTGCCGAGCGCGCCAGTAGTACGTGCCCGCCGTCAGGGCGCGGCCGCCGTAGTATTCCACCCAGCTCGTAGCGCCGACCGCCTCGTACACCTGCCCGGTGTCCCACAGGATGCCGTCCGCCTCCGTCCAGCGCGCGTCACCGCTCGGGTACGGGCTGAGCTGGACCTGATGCGAGCCCAGCACGTCGCCCGAGTCGGCGTCGCTGAAGGTGCCGCCCGTGAACTTGACGAGGTTCAGGCTGGCGTAGCTCGATGCGTTGACCGGGCTGAGCACCGGGTCGTTCGGGGCGGTGTCGGTCAGGACGAAGGAGGTCAGGCTCGTCCACGCCGAGGTCTGGCCCTCGTTGTCGGTGTACCGGGCGCGCCAGCGGTACGTGCGCGTGGCGAAGATGGCCAGCGTCAACGGCTTCGGGACGATGAAGTGGGCGCCCGACTGCTCCGTCTGCGAGGCCGTGTGCGCCAGCGAGCCCACCAGCAGCGACCACGTCACGGCGCTGTCGGCGGTGATGTCCACGGCCGCCCCGCCACTGGTCGCGCTGACCGCGAAGGTGGTGGAGTTGACGACGGCTTGGACGTAGTACCGCTGCATGGCCAACAGCCCGCTCGTGCCGACCGCGGTGAAGTAGACCGAGTTGCCGACCACGAGGCCGTGGGCTGCGCTCTGCGTGATCTTGTCGGTGGAGGCCGTGGCCGTGGCCGAGTGGCCCGCGTCGTAGATTTCAATGGAGACCGATTGCAATTTGTCGGTCGTGCGGACATCGCTGAAGTCGCCTTGGAACGAGGTCAGCGTGGAGACGTTGCCCGCGGGCGTGAGGTTGGTGGGCGTGTTCGGCACGGTCGGCCCGAACTCGTAGACCAGCGTGATCGTGGCCCGCTCGGCCGCCCCGCCACCGCCCGCGTGCTCGCGAGCCCAGCCCGACCAGTTCTTCGTTGCGTCGGTGGACCCGTACAGGCCGATGCCGTGGTTGGTGGCGAGCCCGCCGCCCGCCACGGTGGACGGCGCCCACGCGCGGACGATGGCCGTGATGTCGATGGACTTCAGCAGGTCGGCGCCCTTCGCCATGAGGGCGCCCGAGACCGCGCCCGTGCTCGTGTACGTAGGCGCGACGTAGTCAGCCGAGGCGAACTGGCCGTCCGCCGTGGAGCCCTCGGTGAAGGCCGCGGTCAACCGGCGGATGGTGGCGATGGTCGGGATGTCGGTGGTCTTCGGGGCCGCCATGATCCCGGGCTCGCCCGCCGAGCCGAAGGTGTCGTACTCGTCCGTGTAGAGGTTCAGCGTCGCACTGACGATGGACCCCACGTTCGTCCAGTCGAGCGCGAACTTGATGAAGGACGAGTAGTCGTAGCTGCCGTTGCGCCCGACGTAGTAGTGCTTGGACTTGCCGGACCCGGTGTGCTCGGTGCCGTCCGTCTTGATGCGACGGACGGTGTCGATGGAGACCGAGAGCGTTCTGGACTGGCTCATGGGCTCAGTCCGGGCTCTGCTCTGTGACCTTCAGCTCGCGCTTCATCCGGCGCCAAGTCTCTTCGGCAACCTGCAGGTCGCTATTGAGCTGGCCCAACGTCACGTCGGTGTTGTTCGACTTCGCCTGCCACTGCTTGAAGAGGACGCGCGAGCCGATGAGCTTCCGCATGGCCTCGACCCGGCAGAAGTGGCGGACGGCCAATTCCAATTCGGCGCTGACGGGCACGACATCGGCGTCCGCGCTGATGGGCGCGTACGGGCTGTATCCCCAGACCCGGATGGTGTCGTTGGTCGCGTCGATGTAGTTGTCCACGATGGGCGAGGGCAGTTCGAGCTGGCCGTCCCAGACCTCCCAGCCCGCGACGCTGTCGCGCGTCGGCTGGCCGGACTTGGACTTGATCTTCAGCTTGAACCGCGACGGGCTGCCCGACCAGACCTCCACCCGGACGAGGCGAACCTCGGGCTGGGGGTTGCCCGGGAAGTAGGCGGAGCGCAGCGGGTAGACCAGCGTGTTCGGCGTCGGGTCAAGGTCCTCTTGGAACATGTCCGGCGCGAACCGCTGGACCTCCGCGAGGCCCTGCTGGATGAAGTCCTTGACCGCGTTCACGTCGAACGTCTGGTTCGACGGATCGGCTAGGTCTCGGGAGACTTCCTGCTGGAGGGTGAGGTAGGTCGTCACGGCCTACCCTCAGACCGCTCGGCTGAACCCGTGTGCGGACGCGTTGGCCTGCGTGTTACCCGCCCCGTAGGACGGCACGTTCACAACGATGGCCGTGGCAGGCGCAATCGCCGGGATGGGCCGCGCGAACTCGACCCGCAGCGGCGAGGCAAGCTGCACACCGGCACCGGCCGGGATCGGCACGGGGTAGGTGATGGTGCCACCGAGCAGGCCGGTGATGGTCACGTTGATGACGGATGCGCCAGTGGCGCCAAGCCCGTCAACGGTGAACCCGGCGAGGTAGTTGAGCCGTCCTGCGGCGGCAGCGAGGGTCTGATTGTTGGCCGCAGCGGAGACCTGTGCCGCAACCGCCAGCTCGATGTCCGCTGACGCAGACAGCGCCCCGGCAGGGACGATGCGAACCGACTGGACCGGGTTGCCGTTCTCGTCCTGAAAGATGGCCACGTTACGCGCTCACCCGCGGGTCGTTCACGTCCTGCATGACGCACGAGCACTTGTTGCACTGCCGAACCTTCTCTTCGACGTGATCGGAGACGAGGTGGGTGGCCGTGTTCGGCCCGCTGTTGCAGGCGCGTGGGCAGGGATCGCTCGTCAGAAGGGCGACCCGGTTCTTCTTGGCAGAGGGGCTCGACATGTCCGAATTCTAATCCCTCTCGCCGCTGGGCACAAGTGCCCCCGAGAGATAGTCGAGGTAGTTCGCTTCGAGGTCGGCGTCAAGCGCGACGCTGCCGTCCGAGCGGTAGCCCAGCTTGCGGTCGAAGGCCCGACGCATCGCCCGGCAGGCGTTGCAATCGCAGTCAGCTTCGGGAGCGGTCTCGATGTTTCGCGGCATTGCAGGTTCCCCTTCAGTGTTGCGGATGCGTGTCAACCGCATCATCGCCCCACGCCACCCGAGTGTCAAGCGGCACGCGCCGCTTCAGCTCCATGACGGCCGCGCGGCCCGCCTTATAGCAGGTGTCCTTGACCTTGTACGAGTCCCGCTTTGGGTCCGGGTGCGGGCGCCGAAAGTTCATGCGTACTGCTCCCAGAACCACATGTGGCTGGCCGCGTCGATGAGGGTCAGCCCGTTGATGGTGACGGTGTAGGCGCTCACGCCCGCCGAGACCAACGGCCAAGTGTTCGAGCCGGTGAAGGTCAGCCAGCTACGGCGCAGGGTCTCCACGCCCAGCTCCTCGGCGGTGATGAGCTTCTCCCGCTTGACCCGGATGATCCGGTTGTTGGACGACGCGGGCACCGTGATCGTGAAGTTGGACTGCCCGGCCACGACGGTGATCGTGCCCGCCAGCGGGCCGACCGAGAAGAGCATGTTGAGTGGCGAGTTGTACGTGCCGCGGTTGAGGAAGTTCCCGGCCACCGAGCCGTAGACCACGTACGTCAGGACGGTCGCGTCCGACGTGATGTCGATGGCGGAGCCGCCCGGCGTCAGGCTCACCTTGAAGGCGCTGGAGGTCAGGCCCGAGGCGAGGACGTAGTAGCTCGTGTTGAGCGCCAGCCCGGCGCCGCCGGTCAGGGCCGTGATGTAGATGCGGGCACCGGCCGAGAGGCCGTGCGACGCCTTGTTGATGAGGTCCGTGGAAGCGGTGGCGGTCGCGCCAGTCACGAGGGTCGTCTGCGAGAAGGCCACGTCCTGCGGCACGATGCCCTCAAACTTCGGGTCCTTCATCACGAGCACGGCCGACCATGGCCACGCCAGCGCGTCGCCGTCAACGCCGCCCACCATGTCACGGTCGGACGGGGCGCGGAAGACCTTGGGCATGACCAGCGCCCGCTGGTCGATGGTGCCGGTGGCGAAGTCCGCGATGTCGTTGGTCGGCTCGGTGAAGTAGAGCGGCAGGTAGCCCTTGTCAGCCGGGCTCTCGCGCGAGGCGAGGACAGGATCGAGCACCGCCCGGAGCTGGCGCATCGTGTCGTAGCACAGGGCGCGCGTCTGGCCGTACACCGTGCCCGACAGGCGGATGCGGCGAGCGCCGAAGAACGGGCTGCCCACGTCCATGCCGTCAGCCTCGGCCCGCTTCTCGCTGAACTGCACCACGTCAGTGTCATCCGGGTCGAAGGTGTCCAGAACGCAGCCGGACATCCCCTGCCCGAGGCCATCCCCGACAACTTGCGCCGCCACGGTGGAGTCGTTCAGCTTGAAGTTCCGGTAGATGATGTCTCTCGTGAGGTCCATGGATTGTCATTCATGGTATTGCAAGAAGCCCCCCGGCGCAATGCCGAGGGGCTTCAGGGTTACGAGAGGAGGAGCGTCACTCCCCAGCTACTAGAGCTGAGAGGTGTGCTCGATGCGCCGGTAGCGGGCCGCGCTGGCGTTGGACGCATTCGCGCCCTCACCAATGATGACCGCTCCGAACATGCCCTTCCAACCGACCTGCGCGAGCTGGTGCAGCGGGTCAGTCGTGCCACCCGGCTGGGTGAAGTACGTCTGGATGCTGCCCCAGTCACCGAAGGCGTACGCCTCCGGGCCGAAGATGACGGTGTTGAGGATGTCGTTCACGACGTTCGCAGTGAACGCCGAGCTGTCCGACGTGATGTCGATGGCCGCACCGTTGAGCGTGGCCGACACCTTGAACGTGGTGGACGTGACCGGGGCGACCACGAAGTACGTGTTGCCCTGCGTCAGGCCAGCACCACCCGTCAGGGCGGTAATCTTGATGCGGTTGCCCGCAACGAGACCGTGCGCCGAGGACGTGGTGATGAGGTCCGTGGCCGCGATGGCCGCGTTGCCCGCGTTCGCGAGCGCCGGGCCGTTGACGGCCGCGAAGCTCACGGCCGCAGCCGACTCGATGAACCGAACGCCCGCGTACCGGCCGACCTCGCCCGTCATCAGGGCTTCGGCTCCAGCGTACCGCTGTGCGTCAATCCATCCGCCGACCGCCGTGTCGCTTTCGAGGTCGTAGGTCGAACCCGGGTGCACGATGGCGCGGTACGTCCCGTCAGGGAACGTGGGGACAGCAGCCGCCTTCAGTCGCGCGACGGCCAGCTTGACCAGCGCGCCCGTGAGGGCGGAGTTCGACGGGATGGTGGCTCGCGAAGAGGCGCCACCCGCGTACATGACCTGCGTGCCCGCGCTCAGGACCTCAGCGACGCGCTTGTCAGCGGTCGCAAGGGCATTGCGCGCAACACGGTCGGCCGCCTCCGCGAGGAGGTCGAAGGGGCTCTCCATCATCGCCACGTCGGTGAGCTTGATGACTCGACCGGCCTGCGAAGCGGTGAACTCCTCGTAGCCGAGGTTCAGGTCCTCAGAGGTCGGGGGCGTGCCTTCAGTCAGCCACGGGGGAGTACCCGCCGAGACCGTACCGGCGACAACCGACATGTCAGGGATGTTGATGAACCGCATGGTCGAGTTCGTCCCCTTGACGAAACCGGCCTCACGGAAATTGCCGGGAATGAGGTGCGGGAGCGGGGCTCGCAGCAGCTCTTCGAGGCGCTTGTTGACCAGCGTGACGACTTGCTGATTGAAGTTCGTCGTCGCGGTCGAAATGACGGTACCCATTGTGGTGTGCTAGGTGTTCTTTCTCCGGGGCTTCCGGTTGGCTTAGAACCAGTCGGGGATGCCGCGCTGCTTCATCTCCGCGAGGATGTCCTTGCTGGACTTCTCCTTGGGGCTGCCTGCAGTGGCGTCGCCGCTGGCGACTCGATTGCTTTGATTGGGGTTCTGGGGCGGCGGGGGCGTCGCGTCCGACTCAGGCTCCGCAAACAGCGCCTCGAACTCCGCCAGTCGCACCTCATCAGTGATTTCCGGCAGCTTCGCCCGCGCGTTCGGGTACTTGATGTCGAGGATACGGGCCTCGGCCTTGGCATCTGCCTCGGCTGCCTTCTTCTCGGCGGCCTCCAGCTTTGCCTGAAGGGTGGCGATGTCGGCTGCCTTCTGCTGCTCAGTGCTTCGGTCGGCTTCCTCGTACTTGGCGAGTTTGGCCTGTGCCTCTGCGAGCTGACGAGCGGCTTCCTGACGAGCTGCCTCGGCTCCTGCCTGACGCTTCCGGGCGAGGGCAATCGGGTCCTGCTGGGTGGTGGCCTGCTGCTCTGGGGACCCTTCGGTGCCCTCGGCGTCTGGCGACTCCAGTGTGGTCGTGCCGTCGATTTCGGTTGTCATTGCGTGGGAACTCTAGTCCTTTCTGGCGGGCATTGCAATACCCTGCCGCTGCTACTGCCCTGCGGGCTGTCCGTGGAGCAGGATGTCTTGCAACCGGCTCAGGTCCTCAGAGAGGATCGGGGCCAGCCCAGACGCCGAGACGGGTCCGGTGATCTGCGGTACGGGGCCAGTGCCGCCGGTCGGCGGGTTGGCGTTCTCGATGGACTGCAGCCCGCCGAGCTGGATGGGCGTGCCCTCCTGCGGGTGCTGCTGCGACTTCACGAAGTTGAGCGCCTCCACGCCGGTCTGGGCGAACTGCTTGACCCAGCGCTCCGGGCTCACGGTGGCCAGCTCGTCCAACCAGATGTTCTGCGGCTGGCCCTTGAACAGGTCGCGAACCATGGGCGACATGCGCGCCGAGTGATCGGACCACGGCAGGCTGGGCGTGAGGTAGTCGAGCAGGAAGGCGGCCGACGACCTGTCCACCTTGTTGATGAGGTCCTCGGTGTTCCGGTCGTACTCCCGCTGAATTGCAATTGCCCGCTCCACGTCCGCGATGGTATAGGTCGCGGCGTACGGGTTCTTGGCGAAGAACTTGACGGTCTCCGGCAGGACCTTGCCCCACATGTAGCTCGCCGGGTAGAGCCCGAAGAGCGGGTGGTTCAGGCTGCGCTCGATCACGTTCCGCTTGGTCTGCATCTCGGCCAGCCGGAAGATGTCCTTCTGGGCGTCCATGATCTTGCTGCGCAGCAGCGACACGATCAGGGCGTGTGTGCGGTTGAACGGCGCGGCGGAGGTCGTCGGCACGGTGGCCGCCACGTCCTCCACGAGCTGCCGCAGGTTGTGCCGGGTGTTGCCCGCGTCCGCGGAGCCCGCCAGCACCTTCTTCGACAGGCGCGAGACCTCCTGCAGGGCAGCCTCCACGTCGGCGTTCTCGTGCGGCTTGCCCGAGGCGACGCGGTCCTTCAGCAGCTTCACGAGCCCGGAGTCGTCAGCGCCCGAGAAGAACGCGTCCGCCTCGGCGGTGCGACCGGGCACGGTGGTCTTAGGCTGCTCGAACTGCATCTGCGACAGGTCGATCCGGCGGCTCGGCGCCTGCGCGGCGGCCGCATCCGCGGCGTCAGCGGCGGCCTGCGTGGCGTCGGTGTGGTTGTGCTCGGCCGCGTCAATGGCGTCGAGGATTTCCTGCCGCTTGTCCTCGCGCTCCTGACGGTAGGCGTCGGCGGCGTCCTCGCGCGAGCCGTACTCCTCGGCCGTGAACTCGCTGCGCTCGATGCCATTGTAATCCCCGAGGGCATCCTCGGCGTCGTGGATGTCGAAGCCCTGCTGCTCCAGCGCGTGCAGGTCCTTCTCCATGCGCAGGCTGTTGCGCTGCTCCGTGTCCTGCCACTTCTGGGCGATCTTGTCGCGGAGCGCGTTGGCGTCCTCTTCGGCCTGCGACAGGATGTCGCTGCCGGTCTGGATGGTGGCGCCGCCGGACTCCAGCGTGCCGCCCTTCGAGGCGCCCTGCGCCACGTTGTCGGCCTGCGACCCGGCCACGTCCCCGGCGGCCAGCTTGGTCTCGATGCTCCCGGCGAGGCCCGTGCGCCCAGCAGCCGCATCCATCAGCGTCTCCTGCGCCGAGGGGTCGAGGTGCGCGCGGAAGAACTGCGCCCAGTCGCCCGGGGCCATGTCGCCCTGCTTCAGGAAGGCGGCTAGCCGCCCCATGGCGGTGTTGAGGTCGTTCGGCCCGAGGTTCATGGCCATGACGCCAGACAGGTACTCCCACGGGTCCATGCCGCGATCCTTGGCGATCCCGGCGATGAGGTTCTGCGCCTCCTTGGCGTAGTGCGCGCTGATGTCCAGCCCGCCCTCGCCCACCGGGCGCGCGAGCTGGTGCCAGAAGTCATCCCACGTCCCGCTGAAGTAGGCGATGGCGCGCTTCACGTAGTCCGGGTGGGCCATCAGCTTGTCGCGCAAGTCCTCTTCCAGCCGCGAGATGTCGTGCTCGCCGTTCACCACTTGGAAGGTGCCGTTGATCTTCTCGACGCGCCCGGTTACGTCGCGCCGCAGTGCAGCCGCGTCCTCGTACCCGAGCTTCTGGGCCAGCAGGTCGGGCTTGATGGTGCCCAGCTCCCCGATGCTGGCGGGCATGGAGCGCTCGCCGTCCGCGAGGATGCGCTCGAAGTCCTGCAGCCCTTCCGGCGTGACGACCCGGTTCCACGCGTTGAGCTGCTCCTTGATATATTGCAATGCGACCTCATTGTCATTGAGCACCCGACCGGCCGCGTCGGAGTAGACCTGCCGCCAGTCGGCAAAGGTGTTCTTGAACTGCTCCCCGGCGGCCAGCATGTCGGCCTGCAGCTCGGGCTCGGCGTCCTTGGCCAGCGTTGCGAGGTTGTCGAGCGACCCGCGGACGATGTCGCCCAGCTTTGCGTGGAGCATGTTGGTCATGTTGTGGGCGATGATGGCGTCAGGGGCGTCGATGATGGCCTGCATCTTGTTGCTCGTGATGCCTGCCTCCTGAAACGCCGACTTGATGCCCTGCAGGAAGTTGGTGCGGGTCGCGAACTCGGGCATGTCCATGCTGAAGTCGCGCCCGAAGGACGTGCGACCGATGTTCTCCACGATCTTCTCCAGATCGGCCGCGCCGCCAGTGAGCGCGCCCTTGCCCACAGGCGTGACGCCGTACAGGATCGAGTAGTATGGCCCGTCTGTGATGCGCTGGATGAGGAACATCGGCTGCGAGTACCGGATACGGTTGTAGCCGGTCACGGTGGTCCGGCCCAGCCAGTTGCTCGGGTCGCCCGGAATGGGGCCGATGCCGTGGCGGATCGCGTTACGCATACGCTGCGACAGCACCGACGTGGCGCCCATGATCCGCAGGTCGCCCTCGGCCGCCTGCAGCAAGTGGTCCATGACGATGTGGACGTTGAGCGACGATCCGTCCTTCAGCACGAGGTCGCGCGGGATGGCGTCATGCACGGCATTCCACAGATTGCCACCCTCGTCCACTCCGAGCCCGCGCAGCGTCGTCCGGTTCAGCCCGGCAATTTCCTTGGCCTGCTCCATGATGGCCTTCGACACGGGCTTCGGGATGCCCGCCTCGAACGTGCTGCGCTCGAAGCGCTGCTCGATGTTGCGCACGAGGCGCTGGCCCGTGATCCCGTCGCGCATCGTGTCGATGAAGGCCGAGAGCGAGTCCACCGGGGCGGCTAGCCGACCGGCGGTGCTCTTGCCGATGATCCGCCCGAGCGAGTCACGGATGGTGTCGCTGAACGGCTGACGGCCCGGGACGGCGTCGATGACGTGGCTGATGGTAGGCGTGCGGTCCACCATCACCTTGCCGGTGTTGAGGTCGCGCTTCAGGCCCCACGCGACCTCCTCGTCCGGGCGGAAACCCATCTTCCACAGTGGCTTGCCCTCGAAGCTGTGCCGGGCGAGGAAGTCGGACACAGGCTTGACGCTGGCATCCTGCAGCTCCGCTTCAGTCCACCGCTTGGTGATCCCGCCCGATTTCAATTGACGCTCCAGCTCCTTGACGAGCGCTTCCAACTGCGTCTGGCCGCCGGGCGCGAGACCGATGCTGGCAATGGCCGGGTAGTGCTGGGCCGCGGCGTTCCACTCGGCCGTCGCCGCCTCGATCCGGTTGCCCGTGCCGGGCGCCGCCAGAATGTCCTTGATGTTCTGCGCGAGGCCGGTGGCAATCTCGTTGTCGAGCGAGTCGGTATTCATCAGGACAGCGTTCTTCAGGGGCAGGTCGCCCTTGTACGCGAGCTGGTCGATCTTGGCCAGCGCCTCCACGGAGTCCTTCTCGGCCAGCTTGTACGCGACCGCGTGCCAAGCGGCCTTCATGTCGAACGGCATCTTCGCGAGCTTCGCCTCCCAGAAGGGCACGTCCTGCCCGAGGGTAACGGCCAGCCGCGCGGCCGTGTCACGCTCTTCCTGCGAGGTCAGCGTCGTCTTGCCTACGGCCTGCATGTGGTCCACGAGTTCGGTCTCGGCGTCCACTCCGGCGTTGCGCGCCATCGGCCCAGCAAGGCTGTCAACGCTCGGAGCGTCCGGGCGGATCAGTTGCTCGCCCAGCCCCTCGCGGAGGAGCTGTTGCTGGGCGTAGACCGCCTGCATCTCGTGCGCCTTGTCGAGCGAGTACGACATGATCGCGCTGTCCACCTCGGGCGTCTTGCCGAGTTCGCGGGCGAGCCCGCGCATGTCCTTGAAGTTGGTGGGCTTGACCCATCGGCTGAAGGCGCTCACGGCCGTGGCTCCCTCCAGATTGGTGACGGCGCTCGCAACCGACCCGGGCTTGAACGTGCCCAGCGGGTCGATCATGCCGCGCGCCAGCCGGAAGACCGGACCCATCACCGGGTCGGCCTGCACGGCGTGCACGGTGGTGGCGAGCTTCTCGTACGCCGACGCCTGCTGGCCCGCGAGCGCGAGCCGATCCGCCATGGTGGCCGTCTTGCCCAGCCCGGCCGCCTCCGCGATCTGCGCGCCGACCTCCCCGGTCTTGGCAATCGACCCGGCGCCGATGGTGGCGTAGGTCAGCGGGTCGGTCAGGACGGTGCCCGCGATCTGGCCCGCCGGGTTCCGCGTGATGCCCTGCCCGTGAGTCTCGATGTAGGTGTTGGCGTGGTCGAGCGTCCACGCGCCCGAGCGCCACGCCTCGATGGCGTTCTTCTCCACGTCGGAGACCTCGCCGCCGCGGTCGAGCCGCATGGCGGACTCCTCCACGCGCGACATGGGCCGCTCGGACTGGGCGATGTAGTCCCGGGCCTGCTGCTCGGTGAACTTGCCCGCGTCCATCTGCTTGAAGGCGTACTCCGCCGACTCGGTGGGCTTCGCGGCGGGCGTGTAGGCTCCCGGGTTCTTGTGGTACGCGAGCATCTGCTCGAACGACGCGGTCGAGCCCTCCGGGTTGAAGAGTCCCGCGCCGCCGAGGGCCTGCTGTGAGATGTTGCTCGCGCCGCCCGTCAGCCACGACAGGGCATTGGACAGCGCACCGCCCAGCGAGCCCGACCCGGCGCGGCCGAAGTGCGCGGCCGGATTGACGCCGAGGAAGCTGTCCTTCTGCTGGTCATCCAGATATTGCAATGTCTCCGTGTTGAACTGGGCGTGGAGGTTGCCCGCGTCCCAGTTGCCCGCGGCGGCCGCGTCCACGGCCTGCCACTGCGCGTAGAGCTTCGGGTCGTTGGCCTTGGCCCAGTCCCCGAGCTGCTTGAATGTGTCGTCGGCGCCGCCCGGCAGCCAGCCCAGCGGGATGCCGCTGGCCAACATGCCCGCTCCTTGGAAGGGCTTGATGACGGTGGCGTCCACCGTGCTGCCCACGGCCTTGCCGACCAGCCCCGCGGCCGAGGCCACCGGGGTGTCGTGCAGGATCGACTTGTCCCCGAAGAGGAAGTTGCCGACCTCGTCCCAGCCGCGCCCGATCCGGTCGAAGGCGCTCAGCTTGTCCACCTGCTCCTGCGTCATGCCCTCCTCGCCGGGCGTGAACTGGCCGGTGGCGAACTTCTGCTGCTCGGGCGCTACCTGCGGAGCCTGCGGGATGCCGCCCGGCACGGCCGGGGCCACCGGGGCTGCGGCAGAGTCAGGGCCGACCGCTGGCGTGCTGCCACCCGAGGTGAGCTTGCTCCAGTCGATCACAGCTTGATCGGCCCTGTCTTCGAGTACGCCGGGACGGGCGCGGGCGCGACGCTGATGGGCGCCACGACCGGCGTGGGCGTGACCGTCGTGACGGGCGTGGCGGTCGGCGTGATGGCGGTCGGCGTCGGCGTGACCGCCGGGGCCGGGGTCGCGCTCGGAGCCGGGGCGGTCGGTGCGGGCTGCGCCGGGGTAAGCTGCGGAGCGACGCCGGAGAACTGCCCGTTGACATTGTAATCGCGCGTATTGGCCGAGTTCGGCGCCTCGGGGATGCGCAGCTCCGGCGAGCCGAAGGTGAGCGACGGGACCTGCAGGCGGCCCTCGCCGGGGTGGCCACCGGGGAACGTGAGGTCAGCGCGCTGCGCAGCGAGCGTCTTCACGTCGGGCTCGATGTTCGAGGTCGTCGCGGCCTTCCATGCCGAGGCGATCCGCGGGTCGTACGGGTTGCTCGTCCCGAGCGTGCTCATGGTCTGCACGAGGAACTGCTGCTGGAACTGCGGGTCGGACGCGTAGACCGCGACCTGATCGCGGCTCTGGGCGTACCCGGCCGCGTTGACGGACGCCTGAAGCGGCGAGGTGAAGGTCGAACCCGGCACGTCGCCCGCGGCCAGACGAGACTGGCTGAAGGCGCTCGATGCGCCAAAGCCGCTAACGGAGAAGGGCTGCGTCGTGGAGCCAGTGATTTGATGGGTGATCGGGTCCACGGTCTCGACCGTCTGCGTCGCGGAGAGCGCGCCGTTGGCGAAGGTCCACTTGATGGTCTTGACGGTCCCGGTGGTGCTCCGGTCAACGGTCTCGCCGGACGTGACGCCCTGCTGGATTTCGGCCGCGATGTTGAGCTTCCCGGTCGGGTCCATGGCCTGCGCAAGGGCGGTCGGGTCCACGCGGGCGGGCGGCGTCACGGTGATGTCGCCCTTGCTGTCGGTCGTCGTCGTGGCGCCGTCCACCAGCGGCGAGGTCAGCGACCAGTGCGGCTGCTTGTTGGCGTCAACGTAGCCCCACATGGTGATCTGGCGGCCGCCGACGTTGTAGTTGATGACGAACCCGGCAGGCTGACGCGGCCCGTTCGGATCGCTGGGGTTCACCGCGTAGATGTTGTGCATGGGCACCATGGCCATCACGGCGTGACCGTCGATGCCCGGGACCATCACGGCCTGCGCGCCGGACGGCACCTGCCCCAGCGGGACGATGCCCAGCGCGCCCTGCCCGGTCACGTCGAACTGCCCGTTCTTGTCCACGGGCGCGTAGGCGTAGGCCAGCGGGTTCGCGTCCCGCTCGGCCTTCAACTGGGCAAACGCGGCGATCTGCATGGTCGTCTGCGGGTCCACGCCCGGGCGTCCGAGCATCGAGGTGCCGAACGACGGCGCATCGCCGCCATCCTCCCCGAGGAGGCGCAACGAGTCAGCCGTCAGCATCGTCTTCGAGGCGGGGTCGATCCCCGGCGTCCCGGCCAGTCGGGACAGCGTCTCGCTGTAGGAGCGTGAGGCGGCCAACTTGTCCATCTCGGACGAGTTCGGGTCCTGCATGACCTTCAGCCACGCGGTCTCGGCCTGCGAGTAGGACTGCGCGACCGGCCACACGCGGATGTTCTGCGCCCACTCGGACATGGAGGACATGCCCTTCGTCGCGCTCGCGTACGCCGAGACGTAGCCGTCCGCCTTGGCCTTGTCCGCGATGGCGGAGTAGCCCTGCGCGGCGTCGTTGATGTGGTGGCTGAAGTAGCTCTCGGTGAGCTGGCCATCCCAGCTCGGGTCGCCCGCCTTGATGGCGTCCAGCAGTTGCCGGTACTCGCCCGGGTTCGCCTTGACGTTCTGCGTGAGGAGCTGCAGCAGCTCGTCGCCGTTCGCGGTGTAGCTCATGCCCGTGGCCTTGGACAGGTAGGACAGGGCCGCCGTCATGGCGTCCCCAATTGCAATGTGCTGTGCCTGCGTCGTCTGCACGAACTCGTTGAACGCCTTGACCTTCGCGGCCTCGGCGCCCGCCCGACCCTTGGCCTTGGCGGACTCGATGAGCTGCGCGGCGTCCTTCTGGAGGGTCCGGTAGAACTCGCTGCTGGCGGGTATCTTCTTCGCCCAGCGGAGGAAGAACTGCGCGTACGCCATGTCGGACAGCTTGCCCTGCGCGTGGAGCACGTCGGCCTTCGACTGTTCGATGGCGTAGTGGAGCTGCATGATCTGGTCCTTGATGCCCTCCGTGACCGGGTCGCTGGGGTCGAGCCCCTGCTCGCGGCCCTTCCAGTAGGCAAGCACCATGGCGTCCGTGACCGGCTTGCCCTCGAAGGTGCCGCCGTTGCGCCACGCGTCCATGATGAGCTGATCGCGCTTCGCGACGTACTCGCGCGAGAGGGCGACGATGGTGTTGGTCAGGCTGGGGGCGGTGCGGGGACGGAGCCCGAAGCTACCGCGTCGGCTGCGTGCCATCGGCTACTTCCGCCCGTACTTCACGTTGTTGAGGATGCGGCCCTTCAACTGTCCGCCTTGGATCATGGACTGGACCTGCGTGGCCTGCGGCCCGTTCTGCGCTGCGGCGAATGGCTGGGCCGAGGCGCCCTGCGGACCCTGAGCGAACGGCGAGGACTGGCCGCCGGTCACGTCCGGCTGCACGCCCTGCCCGCCAAGCGCCGCCGCGCCAGCACCGTTCGGCAGAGCGGCCGGAGTCCCAGCGCCCAGCGCGGACTGGAGGGCGGCCGCGCCGGACTGCTCCTGCCCGGCCACCTGCTGCTGCACGCCCTGCGGGGCCTGCGCCCCGGCGGCGTTGAGGGCCGACATGAGCTGGACCATCAGGTTCACCCGGTCGGGCCACAGGGTCGCGTCCGTGCTCTCGCGGCGGATGATGTTCTGCTCCTGCTCGGGGTCGTCCACGCCGACCGCGTCCATGCCTCGGGCCTGTGACCAGAGCCGGGCGTTGACGAGGTTGGCGGCTCGCGTCGCCGTCTCCATCTCATCCCGCGGGCTGAGGGACGGGTCGATGATGTCGAGACGCGGCAGGCCGTGGGCCACGATGCCCTTGATGAACCGGCCATTGTCATTCCGCATGTTGGCCCAGACCTTGCAGGTCAGCTCCCACGTCTTCCGATCCCACTCGTAGAACATGAGGCGACGCATCGAGAGCCGCGACTCGTAGTTCGCGACCAGCGCGTTGATGGCCTTCGAGCTGTTCAGGACCGCGCTCGGGGCGAGCCCCAGCAGCAGGTCGTTGAGGCCCGAGATGACCGCCATCTCGCGGTCGAGGCGGCCGAGGAACTGCTCCAATTGGAATTCCGCGATGAACGGGGCGATGGCCTCGTAGCGGTTGCCCGCGCCCGGGCTCACCGTCTGGTTCAGCATCGGCTTGGCGTTGACCGTGCCGCGGGCGGGCGCGTTCTCGCCCGTGAGCTGCCAGTAGTCGCCCGCCGTGGCCTTCTGGATCATCTGCGCCCCGGCCGTCAGGCGCGTCATCTTCTCGCGGATGAGCTGCTCCATGTCGTGGAGGTCGCTGCGGCCGGTCGGCACGCCCGGAACGAACGTGTTGAACAGGGGAACGTATGGGATTTCGCCGTCGTAGTAGGCGTACTTGGCGTTGCGGACGACCTCGTTGCCCACGACGATGACGTTCCACGTCTCCATCTTGGCCTCGGTGCCGCGCTTGCCGGGCTTCCCGACCTTGCGATACCAGTAGTCCCAGACCTCCACGCGCATCGGACCCCAGTTGACCTCGGGCCGAGGGATGTCCACGCTGGCGCCGTCGCCCATCGCGACCACCCACGGCACGACGGTGCCGTCCTCCAGCGACTTGACTTCGAGGGTGACGCTGTAGCGCTCCATCACGGTCATCGGATCGACCAGCGTGACCTGCGCGGCCCACTCCAGCTCGTCGTAATTGTCATCTTGGAACCCCATGTAGAGGTTGCGCGGGTTGATGACCACGTCGGCGCACACCCGCTGCTCGTCCATGTCGGGGTAGATGAAGGACGCGGTGCGGCCGTAGAGCCCCTTGACGGTGGCGGCCTTGTGGCGCTTCAACTGCCACAGCTCCTCCACGCGCCACGCCTCGCGGATGCGCTCCATGGCGTTCGCGTCGTCGCGGGCGGTCTCGGAGTCCTCGATGGCCACCATGTTCTCGATGGGTTCGAGCGCCTGCAGCGCGGCTGGGACCTCCACGTAGACCGCGGGCGTGTTCAGCGAGATGTGCGAGCGCCCGTCCACGTTGAGGTTCGGGTCGTCCAGCCAGATGTCGGCGCCGAACGTGCTGTAGCCGGTCGCGTAGAACAGCTTGTCGTTGCGCTCCGCCTCGTCTCGGAAGAGCGAGTGCTCGGGCATGATGCCCATGATCCGCGTCTGGAGCTGGCGCTGTAGCTCCATCGAATGGTCGCCTTGTTCGAGGGCCAGACCGAGGGTCAGGTTGCCGTATTTGGGTTCCTGCGCCATCAGCCTCCCAGCGCCTTCCCCGGCCCGTAGGTCACGGTCGGTGGCGTCTGATGGTGCTTGATAGCGCGCTTGATGGCCTTGCGCTGGCGCACCTCGGGCTGGGCGTTATACATCTTGCGAGCCATACGTCCGGCGTCGGACTGACGGTACTGCGCCTCTCGGGCACGCCTGTTGGTGCTGCTCACGGTAGCGCCAGTCTACGTCGGCCGCTTGAAGGATGCAACAGTGGTCTCGCCCGGGCCGTTCCCGAGGGCCATACCGGCGAGCACGCGCTCGGCCGCCGTCATCGCGCGGCCCTGATCCGGCGCACCGTAGACAAAGGGCGCGACCTGCGCTTGGCCTGGCATCGGCAGGGCACGAGCGACCTTCACGATGATCGCGAGGCACATCACGAGGTCCTGCTCCAGCTTCCGGTCGGCCAATTTGTAATTGAGGCACTGGCGTAGCGCCTCCTGCCAGTAGCCCGACGCGGGGAGGCGGATGCGACCCTCATCGAACGCCGTCCGCAGGTCGGAGAGGAGCTGGCGCTTGGTCTTGATGACGCCACCGAACTCGATGGTGCGGACGGCCGGGATCGACTCCTCCAGCAGCTCCTTGAACATCTGCCCGCCCAGCGCGGTGTGGTCCACGCCGGTCTCCACCTCGCCGCCGCCCGCCGCGTAGCGTTTGTGGTCCCGAGCGCCAAGGGCGACGATGCCGCGGGTGGTCTGCTGGCCCTCCTGACGGTCGAGCGACACGCCCGTGAGGATGCCCTTGTCGTCCATCTCGCAGACCATCGACCAGCACTTGTCCTTCAGGCCCGGGTCGAGGGCGTGGGCGTAGGTGTGCCCTGCCCCGCCGGGCTCGGCCTGCTCAGGCAGATCGTCCTTGAACGCGTCTCGGACGGAGTTGGCGTTGAACCAGACGCCCGACGCCTGAATGAACTCGCCGTCGATGTTCTGCCTAATCCAGTCGGGCGGCTGGTGCAGGATCAGGGCGTCGAACGCCTCGCGGTCGATGCCGTACCCGATGTTGTAGCGGGTGCTCATCTGCATTGAGAACCGTCGCGGGTCGCGGAACGGGTCTTCCGGGTCGCCCGTATACCACAGGTCCTCGAACTCGGTGCTCGTGTCGGCGCTCGGGGTCGAGATGATGAGGAACTGTCCACCGGTCGAGAGCCGCCGGGCGTGCATGACCTCCTCCAGCAGGTAGCGGAGGGTCGGGCTCTCCTGCAGGCCCGCCTCATCGAAGCTCAGGCCGTGCATGTTCATGCCGATAGCGGACAGGGCCTTCGCCTTGGTCGAGCGGAAGTGCACCTGCGCCCCGCCCAGCTCCGGCGCGAAGACAATCCACGCGTACTCGCCGCGCTCCTTCGGGCCGCCGTTGGTCCACTCCTGACCCGGCGTCTCGGTGGCCTTCGCGAGGCGCTGCGCCCCGCCGACCGCGTCCGCCCACGGGCAGCCCGCCTTCTGGGCCGGGTGCGTGCCGCCGAGGATGTTGACAATCTCACTGAAGACCTGCTCGGACGGCGCCTGCTCCACGGCGAAGTGCCACCAGTCATATTTCAATGTGCCAAACCGCTTCAGCGCCACCGGGTCGTTCGACTTCGGCGGCTCCAGACCGATGCGGTAGACGCACGAGTGCATGATGATGATGGCGAGGGCCAGCGTCTTCCCGGCGCGGTTGCCCGCGGCCACCATGACCCAGTAGTACAGGGCGCGCCAGCGCGAGTCGGTGCGCTTGATGTACGCCTCCATCATCCGCTTCTGGCCCGGATGGACGGAGATGCCGAGGAAGACGCGCGCCCAGCGCACGGGGTCCCAGCGGCAGCGCTCGAACTCGGCTACCCAGTCAATCTTCGACATCCAGCTCCTCGTCCGGGTCCGGCAGCGCGGGCGCCCCGCCCGAGATGGACTTGGGCGCGAGACCGCTCTTGGCCATGGCCTCGAACAAGCCCAGCTTCAGGTCGTCGCGCTTCATGTCGCGCTTGTCGGTGAGCCCCTGCGCCTTCAGGATCGACCCGATGGCGCTCTGGCCGTCCTTGCCGAGGACATCGAAGAAGTCCGACCAGTCGGCGGGATGCCAGTCGGGGTCGTTCTCGTGCTCCTTGTTCAGCAGGTCGGCACGCGACCGGGCGAGCCCGATCCGCCGCTCGACCTCGTCCAACTGGAGCTTCTGGAGGGCGATCACGCGCTCGCGGGCGGGCAGCTCGGGCTCGACCTCCACGGCGCGACGGTTGCCGTCGCCATCCGCGTGCTGCTTCAGGTGGCGGATGATCGTCGTGGCCGCCAGCCCCTTGATGTCGAGCACGTTGGCGATGGTGGCGGCCGCCATGCCACCGTTCCACCCCAGTTCAATGAGGCGGCGGCGGTCGGCGTTCTTGCAGACGAGGCACTTGGCGTCAATTGTCATTGCTGAACCCCAAGGATCGCATTCACCGTGCCGTCGCGCAACTGCGAGGGCCGGATGACGACGGCCGGGATGCCGCAGAGGTTGAGGAGCTGGAGATATTCGAGCTGCCCGGGCTCGAAGGTGCCCTCTTCTCGCTTCAACTCGATGGCGAGCACCCGGCGCTGCCCCTCGTGGAGCATGAAGAGGTCGGGGAAGTTCTTGGCGGTCGAGACCCACACCCCGTCCGCGCCCGTCAGGCCCTTGCCGACGTGCTTCACGTCCCAGCCACGCCGCTTGGCGCGCCCGACGACCCGATCCTGCAGCGTCGCTTCCGACATCTGATGGTCCTCGCACCACGCCAGCCCCTTCCGGTGCTTCACCGGCTTGTGGCAGGACGGGCAGACCGGCGCGGCGGCCACGGCGGCAGCATGGAACGCCTCGCGAGCGGCCGCCGGGTCCTCAGCGAGCATTGCAACCGACCGCCGGAGGGGAAATTCGAGGCTCAACTTGGCCTACTCCAGTAGTCCAAACCACTGTTAGGCGCCTGCAAGGCGCCCGCGGCCTGTTGATATTGTGGAGCAATGTCAACATTTGTAGAGTAATGGCAGCCCCGAGTACCGGAGGTGCCCCTCTCGGCGCCAACTCGGGGCTCTAGCTCCCGAAAGGAGACCCGTTCATGGCACTGGCGACTCCCATCCCGACCAGCGACCTCCTCAGCAAGGGCGAGCAGCGCAAGCTCGGCCAACTGGAGAGGCGCATCGCGGCCGGGCTCCAGACCTTCCGCGAGGTCGGCACCGCCCTCCTCGAAATCCGCGACTCGCGGCTCTACCGCGACACGCACGCCACGTTCGAGGCGTACTGCGCCGAGCGCTGGGGGATGCCCCGGTCGAGGGCGTACCAGCTCATGGACTCGGCCAAGGTGGTCGCGACCCTCGGGGACCCCGAGGACCTGACCAACGAGGCGCAGGCCCGAGAGCTGGCCGTGCTCGATGACCCCGAACAGGTCAAGGTCGTCTGGCAGGCCGTCGAAGAGGCGGCCGGAGACAAGCCGGTCACGGCCGCACTCATCCGTCGCGTCCGCCACGAGGTCGCGCCCGACGCGGGCAGCGCGTTCACCCGCGTGCCCGAGACCCCGACCGACCGCCTGATGGCGGAGATGGTCCGCCTCGGCAACAGCTACCAGCGGTGGCTGGAGAGCAAGCCCAAGGTGGGCGAGCGCCAGAAGGTCAAGGCCGCCATCAAGGCCCTGACGGCCAAGTTCGCCTGAACCATGCACGCCGTGGGGCTCGTGGTGTCGGTGCTGATCGTCCTCGCGGCGATCTGGCTCTGGCTCTACGAGCCCCCCGCGTGATTGGTGGGGCGCGCAGGTTCGCTCACGGGTATGGCTAGACATTCCCCGACCGAGTTCGACTCTCGGGCGCTCCACTACTCCGTCCCCTCCAGCAGGATGTCGGCCGAGTTCTTCAGCCGGACGCCGAGGTAGTACCAGCCGGTGCTGCGGTGCTTGCGCTCGAACTTCCGGCCCATGGCCAGCCCGAAGCCGGTCTGCGTCATCTTCTCGACCCCCGACCGCTCGGCCCACCCCTCAAACGCCTTCCACATCTGACCGGCCGACTCCTGCGTCCGCGGGTCCTGCACGCAAGACTCAGCGATGAACGACGAGATGGGGTCGTTTTCCTCGATGTACTCCTGCGACCAGTCGATCACCTTCTGGGGCTCGGTCATCCCCTGCAGCAGGTACTCCTGAGCGGCCACCGCCATCACCCGGAGCGCGCCCTGCAGGTTGGCGGGCTCCTTCAGTCGGTCCTCCAGCCCCCGGTCGTTCCGGTCCTCTGCCCGGTAGTCCTGCTCGAACCAGACGATGCGGACACGGCGCTGCATGGACGGCCCCACGTCGTCGGTGCGGGGCGGGTTGTTGGTGAGGAAGACGATCTTGTGTGTCGGCTGGAAGGTCTTGAAGGTCTTGGAGTGGAGCGTCCGGGCCTCGATGAAGTCGTTGCCGGTGTGGGCCTTCAGCATCTCTTCGTTGAACTGCCCGCCCTGCGGCTCCGACATGTAGGCGAACCGCGAGCCCTCCAATTTCAATAGCTCCGGCCGGGGCTTGTCGCTGCTGGCGGCGCCGTACTTGGTCCGCATGTAGAGCGTGTCCGGCGGCGTCGCGGCGTAATCGCCCAGCGCCTCCGCGACGACCCGGGCGAGGACGCCCTTGCCGTTCTGCCCGGACCCGACCCACATCCAGAACTTCTGTTCGCGGTTGGTGCCGAGCATCGAGTACCCGAGGACGCGCAGGACGTAGTCCCGCAGGTCGGCGTCGTTGGACATGATGTCGTCCACGAACTTGATGAACGCGCTGGCGTCGGCGGTCGGGTCCCAGTCCACGCCCGTCGTCCGGCTGATGAGCAGATCGGGGCTCGGGTGCGTGTCGAGCACCAGCGTCCGCAGGTTCAGCACGCCGTTGTCGAAGCCCATCAGCTCCGGGTCCTTGTCCCACTCGTCCCCGGTCATTGCAATCTTCGGGAACGAGGCGAGCATCTTCAGGACCGACGCCTTCTTCCCGGCGTCGAAGAGCACGCCGTACAGCTTCAGGTCGTCCTTGTCCTTGACCATCTCGGTGTCCGAGAGCCACAGCATCATCTTGTCGCGGATCAGGTCGTAGACCTTGGTGGTCCGGTCGGGCGCCCAGCGGATGGCGTCCCAGACGTGCCAGAGCCCGGTCGAGTGGTCGAACCGGACCCGGTCCCCCAGCCCGAGCGGTTCGGGTTGCGACAGGAGCCACGCGAAGTAGTCGTCGCGCGTGCTCGGGTGCATCGCGAACTCGATCTTGGCGGGCTCCGGCGACTCGGCTACCTTCGCGGGCTTACCCACGCTTGGCCTTGTACGCGCCCCGGATCGTGTCGCGGGCTCGATTGGCGGGATGATTTCCTCGAATTGCGGCGGCCAGCAGTAGCTCCTTTGCGACCTCGTATGGTACGCCCTCCTCCCTCGCCGTCAAAGCGGCCCAGTGGATGATGTTGTTCTGATTGCCGTCCTCGGCCGTCTCGATGGCCCGCTCCAGTCCCTCCAGCCCGTAATTCCACACCTTCTCCCACTGCCACCATGGCACGCCCTCGGCCGGGGTCAGGGTAAAGGTGGTCATCGAGCCCTTGTCGGGCTTCAGCTCCGCGAACTGATCGTCAAGCGTGAACCGCTCCATGGCCGCGGCCGGGATGGGGTCCGGCATGTAGCGGACGCCGTCCTGCACCAGCGGCGTCACCCACTCGTAGTGGCCGTCGATGACGCCGTGCTCATCGAGGTGGACGGACGGCGGTGCGACGACGTAGCCGCCGAGCCCCTTGAAGAGCAGCGTCCGTCCCCCCAGCCAGCGATTGCGGTTGGCGCCGGGGCACCAGAACCAGATGTGCAGGCCGTTCTTCGTCTTGGCCACGACGCTCTCCGGGTGCGCCTCGAAGCCGAGGTCGAGGAGGAGCTGCGCGGCCGCGTCGGTGTCCACGTCCGCCACGAGGAAGTCCTCGGGGATCAGAATTGCAATGCCGGTCGTGTCGCGCTCGGCGCTGAAGGCGTGCTCGATGGCGGTCATCGACTCGGCTGTCAGCGGCTCATCCGCCCAAAACGAGTCCTCCCAGCTCCACGACTCGCCATGGACGCGGGCGTTGGGCTTCTTGCCGGTGAGGGCGAGGATGCGCAGCCCGGCCGAGACGTACTCGACGGCGGCGTCCTGAAGGGGGGTTGTCATCAGATCGTGCCCCGGACCCGAGGCTGGCGCATTGGCTGGCGCAAAGCTCCCGCCGCTACATTCCAGTGACCGGGTCCGGGGACGGCAGGGATGCGCCGGGGCTAGACCCGAACACCTGCCAAGGTCGCGGAGCGTGGTCTAGGGGCGATCACTCCCCCGTGCCGCACTCCGCGCCATCTAGTTGCGCCGACGTTTCTCCAGCCAAGCTGAGAGGTCGGCCGCGAGGATGACGAAACCACGTCCTCGCTTCGTGGGCTCACGCGTGGCCAGCAGCTCCTTCGCGCGAACGGCCCGCCGGACGGTCTCCGGGTGGCACTTCGCGGTCGCGGCTGCCTCTGCCACGGTCAGCTTGCGCTGGGGTCCCATGGGCTACGCCTTGGCCTTCGTCTCGGCCACATCCACGGACTCGATGGTGCGCTCCACGGTCGCTACGTCGTAGAGCCCCCAGTCCTTGGCCAGCGCGCCGTCGTTCTCTTCAAGCAACTGCCTGATGAGGTTCGGCTTCAGGTCCCCGATGTCGATGGTGGCCGTCTCGGTGAAGACAACCGTGACCTTGACTCGCATCGGCTACTCCAGCTTCCCGCACTCGTCCGTGTGGACGTGCGTGACCTCGGGTGCAGCGTGCAGGTCCGGCTCACGCGCGATGGCCGCGTGCGCCCAGAAGGTGGCCTCCTCGAATGCCGTGAAGGCGAGCGATTTCTCGCGGCCCTCGGGCAGTCCGAAGAGGACGGTCCCGGCGAACTGCTTGGCCTCGGCTCGGACCTGCGCGTGCATGTCCTTGGCCACGCCGCTCGGGGCGTGGTAGTCGAAGCGGCGCTCGACCTCGGGCACCGAGATTGACTGAGGGGACATCACTTGCCCTTCTTCCCGACCGGCCCGAGGAACGCCTCGATTTGCGGCCAGCCCTTCTCGTTGTGCGAGACCTGCACGTTGACGACGCGGCCCGCGACACCGGACAGGTCAACCGGGTTCTCGGCCGTGCTCGCGAGCCACGCGGCGAACTCGGACGGGGTCAGGATGCCCTTCAGGTAGAAGTAGCTGTTCGCCCGGTCGTCGGAGCTGAACGACTTGACGCTCTTCGCCTGCCGGAGCTGCATCTCGCCCGAGTCCGGGTCCTCGGCGTTCTTCAGCGCGGGCTCCCCCTCGTCATCGAGGATGGTTGCGAGGAAGTCGAACCGGGTGCCGTCGTCCGGCTTGCCGAACTTGTCCTTCTCGGTGATGAAGGACTCGACCACGCGCATGTTGATGTCATCGAAGCGCGCCTTGTAGAGGCCATCCTCAATCTCGGGGATGTCGCCTCCGGCCACGGGAGCGGGGATGTTGAAACCCATTGTCGTGTGGGCCTCCTTGGCCCCAGATGCGTTCTCGACCAGTCGTCGGGGGTCGTACCCGTCACCCTGAACTATGCGACATCGTGCAACTCGTGTCAAGGGCACCTCTTCGCTACACCTTTCAACAGGGTCTCGACCAGTGCTATTTGCGTGAAGACGCAACAGTGACGGGTATGACACGTTTGACCCCTTTTCCAACCTTTTTCTCGCATAGAGAATTTCAGCTCGAACTTTGTCTGGAAAAGGGTCAGACCCGTCATACCCGTCACTTTTTGGGCCGAAATGGGTCCTTTTCGGGCCTTTTGGGGCGAAATGGGGTGGGGACTGTCCGCCCGCACGCCTCGCGACCCGAAAGACCCGCCACCCTGCCGCCCGCGGGCCAATCGACGCAACCCGCCGCGCGGGCCGATCCGAGCGCCCTGCGGCCGTGCTGGAATGCGGTCGGACACAGCCCAATCGCACGACAGCAATTGACATTCGACTACACCGCGGTACCATGGCCGTAGGCCATGCGCCACCGGGAGCAACCCGGCAGGATGGCCGACATTCGGAGGTGGCGAGATGCCACAGCACAAGCGGGCCACGGTGGCCGATTTGGTAGCGGCGGCGGAGATGGGCGCCATTGCAATGGATGCCGAGGTGATGACCGCGGCCGACGTGGCCGACGACATGACCGATGCACTCCCGGCGAACGTGCCGAGCACTACGGCGGCGGCTTCGCTGCCGAGCACGGCCCACATGTGTGGCATCCCGGGATGCCGCCACGGTGCCAGTCATCCCGAGCACTCCCAGCCCGACCGGCAGGTCAAATTGGCTTGCCCGACCTGCGGCATGGTCATTCGGACCACGGCCCGATGGATCGCCCGAAGCGGTCTGCCGGTCTGCGCCGATGGCGGCACGTTCGCTCCGGCGGCACGGCGCAAGTACAGCCGGGCGGCAGTGGCGGCATGACCACCGCCCTGAATGCCAACCCCAACGGATACGGCCCGGCGACGGGCGGAGGATCAATTGCAATGAATGACCAGACCATGAGCGCAACCGACCTCCTCCGGGTGGCACTGGCGGCCAACCGCTCGGCGCTCTTGATGGGTGCGCCCGGCACGGCCAAGACCGCGATCATCGAGGCGATGGCGGCCGAGGCTGGCGCAACGCTTGAAGTGCTCATTGCTTCAGCGCAGGACCCGACGACCATCCTCGGCATTCCGATGCCATCGGAGGATCGCAAGCGCACCGAACCGACGATCCCGGGATGGGCGCGGCGGATCAATGAAGCGCACGACCGCGGGGAGCAGACATGGCTATTCGTGGATGAGGTCACGACACTGCCGCCCGCGGTCGTCGCGACCCTGCTGTCTGTCGTCCAGTCACGCCGCGCGGATGGCTGGACTCTCCCGGCCGAGACTCGCATCGTCGCGGCGGCCAACCCGCCGGACCTCGCGGTGGGCGGATGGGCGCTTGATCCGGCCATGGCCAACCGATGGGCGCATATCGAATGGCCCGCACCTACGGCCGAGTGGTTGGCATGGGCCAAGAGCCAGTCCTCCCCAGCATTGAAATTGATCGCTGGCTACATCGAGGCGGTGCCGGAGGACCTGCTCAGCGTGCCGCGAGACACCCGAGCACGATCCGCCGCTTGGCCGTCTCCGCGGTCATGGTCGAACGGTGCCGCGCTGATGGATGCCGCGGGCGGCAACCCGGCCGTGCTCGCCCTGACTGTCGGGGCCAACGTGGCGGAGTCGTTCGCCCGGTGGGCGCGGGAGCGGGATATGCCGACCGTCGAGGCGATGCTGGACGGTACGGCGGCCATCCCCGACCGACCCGATGCCATGTCTACGGCGCTCTCCGCACTGGTCGAGGCGGCCACCGAGGCCACCCGGGATCGGACGATTGCTCTCCTGATCGGGGCGGTGGCCGTTGACGCGGCACTGGTCGCGAACGCGGCCACCCGGTTGGCCGAGCGCGGCCACATTCAAGGCATTGCACCGTTGCGCAAGGCACTGGCCGATGCCGGTATCGGCGTCCGAACGGCGGCCCGCTGATGGCACCGACCGACCGCAGTTATCCCTACATGGACACCTACGGCAACGTGGTGCGCCATCCCGACCCGGCCATGTCGGCCGCGATGGAAGAGGCGTTCCGCGGCCATCCCTACTACCGCAGTGCCATCGCTGGATTGCGGATCACGGCCGACCCGAACGTACCGACCATGGCCACGTCCAAGGACTGGGTGACGCATTACAATCCGACGTTCCTTGCCGGGTTGACTGCCGAGCAGGCCGGAGCGGTGCTCGTTCACGAGGTCGAACACCTCTTGCGGCGGCATTTCGACCGGTGCGAGGATCGCGACCCGGGCCGGTTCAACATCGCGGGCGATGCCGAAATCAATCAACGGCTGGCCAACCTGCCGGACGGTGCGGTCTATCCCGAGTCCATCGGGATGCCGCGCGGTCGAACGGCCGAGGTCTACTACGCCGCCACCGCGCCGAACGAAGCGCCGAAGCCCGAGGGTGACGGCAGCGGATCGGGCGAGGGTGACGGATCAGGCGGTGGCGGCGGTGGCAAGCCCGGCGCTGGCACCGCGCAGTGCGGCAGTGCGGCCGGTGGGCCGACGCAACCGCACGAGGCTGGCGACGCGGCCAATCCCGGCGCTGGCAAGGGCGCCGACGATGGTGCATCGACCCGGGCCGAAGCCGCGCGGGCGGTTCTCGGGTCCGGTCGTGGTACTGGCGTCTCGGATGACCTGCGCGAGTGGGCCGAGACGGAATTGCAAATCGACCGGGCGGGCTGGTACACCGCGCTGGCGTCGGTCGTCGGCCGGAGCGTTGCGCCACACACCGCGCCCACCCGCTGGGTATGGCCCGGTCGTCGCGACTATCGCGATATGGGTGGGGCCGTGCTCCCGCGGTGGACTGGTGAGCGCCCGGACGTTGCCGTGGTGATTGACACCTCCGGCAGCATTAGCGATTTCGACCTAGAGATGGCCCGGGCGGCTGGCACGTTCCTAGCCCGGGCGGCCAACGCGACATTCTACGCTTGCAACCACGCGGCGACCCTGATCGGGCGGCACCTGCCGGACACCATCCGCGGCAGCGGCGGGACCGATATGAGCGCCGGGATCGCCCGGGCCATCGCTGACGGCGCTCGGACGGTCGTGGTCATCACAGACTGTGAGACGCCATGGCCATGGGTCGAGCCTGACGGCGTGGCGGTCATCGTCGGGGCCAACCCGAACGCGGGCCGATACCTCGCCCGCATCCCATCATGGATGACCGTGGTAGCGGTGGGCGCCCGCTGACACCGCGGCGGCCACGGGCCGTCCGACCGAACCTAGCCAACCGCCCCGAGGCCAACCCGGCCCCGGGGCGGTTCCATGTCTTGGGCACGTCGGCAATTGCAATGTGAGCTGAAGAGCTGGAGCAGGAGCCCGGCGGCCAATTGCAATATGCCCTCGACATGGCGGACGCTCTGGGGTCGCTGGCTCGTCCGCGCGAGGTCGTCGCTGTTAGGGGGTTGACATGTAGCAAATTGTGGAGTAGAGTCGCGCATAGGCGCTCGGGCATCTTGGGTAGGCCCGGCCGATAGGGAGTCTGCAAATGGACGATCAGCGTATGGGCGAGGTCTGGTGCAGCATGTGCGACCAGCCCGCCACGGTCGAGCGCGGAGAGCCGGGCAACCGGCATTCCTACTGTGCGGTGCATGACCCGGAGCGCGGCCCGCTGGCCCCGCGGCCCGGGCGGCCCATCCCGGCCGCGATCACCGACCCGTGGCTCCGCCGACAGTGGGCCGAGACGGTGCGACGATGAACGAGGACGTGATTGCGGCCAACCAGCCGACGTACGATGGTCCCTGCGAATACTGCGGGGCCATGGGCCACGGCATCGAGCGATGCCCGCAAATCGACGCCGATGCCGACGCGGTGCTCGCATTGATTGACGATGACGATGACGAGGGTGCGGCAGAATGAGTCCCGACGAATTGGAAGCCCAGCGGATGGCACTGCTGGAGCGCCTTGATCGGGAGGCCCGCGACGCCCGCAGCTGGCGTGCGATGGCAATGACAATTGAGCCGTCGCTCGAAGACCGCATCGCGGCGTGGGAACTGATGGGCTGCAACGGGCCGAAGCCCGCGCTGCTTGACCCGAAGCCGCAGTCCGACTGGACCGATGCCTACCGCATGATGGAGGTCATGTCGTCGGACGGCACGCGGCAATACCACGTCGAGGAACGGCCGGACACCCGCAACGGTGGCCGCTACTACCACTGCACCTGCCTCGGCTGGGTGCGGCAACTCGCCCGGGGGCAGGACTGCCGCCACGTCAAGGTGGCCCGCGGCCTGTGGGTCAAGCAGGACGCCGAACGTGCCGCCGCCGCACCGATGGTGAAGTCCGAGCTGGGCGTCTGATTGCAATGCCGAACCCCGAAGACCTCCTCGCCGCGGTCGAACTGCTGGGGCTTGACAGCGTGACCGACGTGCGGTATGTCGCGCGAGGACGCGCGTACGATCCTGTGAGCAAGCGCTCCTACAAGGATGGGTACGCGCCGTGGCAACTGTTTCCGGCCCATGCGGCCCAGTGCCAACACCGCCTCGTCGTATCTAAGGCTGATGGGACGTACTACTGCCGCCAGTGCAAGATGTACGTCAAGCCGGTGGAAGATGGATGGAGGACGATGACGATATGAAGCCGTTGGAGCCGCTGCCGGAGGCCATCGTGACGGTGTTCACCGTCGTGATCGCTGTGGTAGCGTGGGTCGCGTACCTGCTCTACCTGTTCGGAGCGTGGAAGCCATGAAGGTCACGCGACACGCCGAGGTAACGCTCGTGGCGCTCACTGGCAAGATGCCGGTCCCCGCGAGCGTGATCGTCTCGCAACTACGCCAGATGGAGGCGCCCGCCGGGAGCTGCGCTCTCGAAGTGTGCCGAATGACAATGTGGCACGGCGACCAACGCCATGAGTCCAACGGGGACTCGGTGGTCGTCATCATCCGCGAGGGCGAGGTCGTCACTGCGATGCTCCGCCGCTCGTGGAACCAGCCGTTCACGCCGTCCGCGTTGCGGGTGGCAGCAGTCGCCTCGTGGGTCGGGGCAGAAGGAGCAGCAGCATGAACCGCATCGTCAATATCCGGCCGGTCCACCCGGCTCGTCGGTCTAGTGCCGCAACCATGGGCCAGCCGACCCGCGAGGACGGTGCTCAGTCACACATCGAGGTCGCCATCGACCGCGGCCTGAAGACCGGCAAGATGGACATTGTCTCCATCGACACCGACAAGGGCGTCGAGCTACTGGCCCAACTTGCGGAAGCGGTCTCGATTGCTCTCCGCGTCAATCGCGAATTCGACGGCCCGCTCTACCCGCTGCATCGACGGGATAGCTGAATTTCAATACACACTACGACATCGCAGCAGGGTCTTGACTCTGTTGTAGGAAGTGGTACAGTGAAGGTCATGGCAAATCAGCGCAGCGCACAGGAGAAGGCGGCCGACGCAGTGGCCGCCTTCTCCCTTCTCCGCGATGAGGTGACGCCGCCAGTCATGCGCGAGGTCATGGCGAAGATGGACCAGATGCAGGCCGAGGTGGCCGCCCTCCCTGATGGCGGGCAGAAGTACCTCGACCTCGTGCAGACCAGCCTGAGTCTGCGCCGGGTCATCGCCGCCAACGACCGCGCGGTCATGCTGGCCGCCGCCATTCTCACGTCGTCGGGCGTCTCCCGACCCGTCATCGACATCACCGAGGAATGACAATGCCGCAGAAGTTCGACTGGACCGACATTTCGCTGGTCCTACTGGTGGTCATCGTGGCCATCATCATCCTCATGCCCCGATGACCACCGTAGCCAACGGCCCGCAGTGCGACCCATTCGCCCCGTTCTCGGGGCGGCCGCATGAGCACATGACCGAGGCCCAGATGGAGGCGCACCGCCGCCGCCCTGTCGATCCGGGGTTCGTAGCCATGACCACCGCCCTCCGGGTGTGGTCGGAGCGGAGGGCATCCGAGCCTCCGCGCGTGACTCGGGCGCATCCCGAGGACATTCGCTCGGCCGCGCCAGACATGGCAAAGGCCATCACTCGACAGGCCCGCAAGACGCGGGTTCGTCGGAAAGGGAATTGAAATTGAACCATCTTCGCGCTCGGCTTGGGGCCGCGTTCTTCGTCGCCGCCACGCTGGCGTTCAGCGTCATGGGAACGAGTCCGGTGGCGGCCTACACGGCGACGCATGTTGCGCCCGCCGTAGCGGTGACGCCCGCAAGCCCGGTGCGTCCGAAGCTGCCTTACGGCGATTGCTCCGGTGACGTATCGGACTTCGATGGCTCGACATATGTCACGTCGGGCATCACCGCCATTCGTGCCAACATCGACCCTGACTCTGGGTTCATGCACTGCAATCAGGG